TCAGATGGTGTGGTTTCCCCTTTGAACTTTTCCTCATTGGAGTAGTCTTGAGGAGTCGTTTGACCCTTAAATCTATCTCCTTGAGTAATATTTGTTGTTTCGGTTTCACCTTTGAATTTATCCCCTTGTTGTACTTCTTGCGTTTCGGTCTGACCTAAGAATCTTTCTTCCAAAGACATCTTAGTAGGTGTGGTCTCACCCAAATAGTTCGATGAGTTATCAAACTTATTTGGAGTGACACCTTGTTTTGGTGTAGTTGTATTTGATTTAGGGGCAGATGGGGTCGTATCCACAAATTGGGATAGGGGTGTCTGATTAGTAGACTTAGGAACATCCACTCGTTTCTTATCAACAAGTGGTTTCTCTATGGGTCTTCTAAACTTAGACAAGTCTGATTTTAAATCTTTTAGTGCCATCTACTTATCCTTATTTCATTTGGTCTCTATAACCTTGCATTCTTACATTCTTCTTGTTCATCTGACTCACTACTTTGTCATCAATAACAATCTGAACTGGTTGTGATTGTATATCTCTTCTTAGACCTTTTATTTCTTCCAACAATGGGTCACTTTTCTGACCACCGCCACCACTTGAGTCTGAGTCCCCACCACCTAAACCAAGAGCGTTAGCAATCATTGGTAGGAAGAACCCTAAAATCATTAGAGTTGGTAGTAATGGTGTAATCAATGCAAGTCCTATTGCAAGTGGAATCATAGATGCACCTAATAAAGCAAATACAGCGGCCAGCGCTATAAGTCCAGGTGCAATCATTACAAGTGCTACCAATTGTTCAGTCATTTCACCAAACATACCAAAACCTTTAGCAATTTCTTGTATTGCATATCCAAGAACTAATAAGGCAGCTGCGATAACCAGCATTGCAGCAGCACCTGCAAGGATTGCGACTGCACCTACACCTGACATCATAATAGCACCTACTAACGCAAGAGCACCTACCAATGCCAACATAGACACCACTGCCATTGCAACTGCATCCCAAGATACTTCCATAAACTCTTGAACTGCTTTAGCGAATATGAATACCGAAGCAGCCACGAGTGCGAGTGCAGCCCCACCAGCAAGTAGTTTTTTGGCATCAATTCCAGATATTGCCTTGGTCATACCACTCATACCTTTACCACCACCCTTTGGCATTGCAGGACCTTTAGAAGGTGCAGCGGCGGCAGCTCCACCACCTTTACCACCCAAGTTACCCATACCAAACTTACCACCAACACCTTGCATCTTGTTCATAATTGCATATTGAGCGATAAGTTTTACGAGTTCAAGACCCATAGTTTTGAATCCCTCGACTGCAGTTCCAGCAAATGCCTTGGCACTTCCAATGAGTCCACCCATAGTGTCACCATACTTAGAAGTAAGGTCAGCATTTTTTTCTTGAGTTTCTACCATCTTTACCAACTCATCAGCAGTCATACCATATGTGTCTGCTAACATTTGAGTTTGTCTATGACCAAGTGTACCCAACTTTTCGGTACTCAACCCGGCATCTTTGATTGCTTCTGACATCATTTGGGCACCTTTTTCAGCATCACCATATTCAAGTTCAAATGCAGCATCTCTCATTGCCTGAGTGTCACCTAACATATCACCCAGTCCCATTTGTCTTGCCTTCATTTCGGCTTTTAAAGAACTTTCGATATCCAACATACCCTCTGCCATTCCATGCATTTTACTCATAGATAGGCCTTGTTTTGTAAGTTCGGCAGTTTTTTGTGCGAGTAGTTTAATCTCATCTTTTGTCATCCCAACCATCATTCGTTGGTTTTCTGCCATATCCTGCATAACTGCCGATGCGTTTACACCAACACCTGCTGCGATGTCTTTAATCTCAGAAGTTAAATCACTTGCATCAGCACCCGCACTTTCAAATATATTAGCCAAATCAGCAGCAGAGGCAGCATCACCTGTTAGAGATGATATCTCAGCAACATCTTTCATCATATCTCGTGTGATGTGTTGAGTTGTACCAAACTTATCCGACAATGCACCGGCAGCAGCGGACATATCTTCCATATCGTATAATAATGATGTTGATGCGGCTAATTGCATATCACCTGCCAAACCCGCAGCTTCACCAGCACTTATACCAAGTGATTTATATAAATCAGTTGCCCTTTCAGCAGTTCCAGTAAACGCAGCTTTGACATTTTCTATTGCAGATACAAACGCTTTAGCACCTAATGCCATAACCCCACCTGCTGCGAATAAGTCAGCAAGTTCTGAAGAATATCCAAGTGCCTCTTTGATTTCATCATTTAGGTCTTTTTGGATATCTTGTTGCTTTTGCTTATTGTCCTTTATTTGTTTTTCAGTCTCTAAATACTTTTCGGCAGTATCCAATTGAGCCAATAAATCTTTATCTGCTTGTTTATTAAACTTTGCAACTCTTTGAAGTACTTTTTCCTTTTCTTCCTGAACGGCTAAAATCTTGGATTCTAAATCCTGTACACCTGCGGTACTATCCACTAAGTCTTTTTGTGCTTTCGTAAGATTCCCACTAATGGTAATACGGTCTTGCAAAATCTTTGATAGATTTCGCTGAATCGCATCTTCTTGCTTTATCTGCTTTATTCTTTCCTGATTATCAGCCATTCATCAACCCCAAGTATTAGTAAACCTGCTTGATATTGTATTTTTTAAGAATTGCTTTGAACTCTGGGTCATTCTCTAACTTATCCAAATCACGTTCTAAATCTTTTAGTTGTGACTTTTTCTTTGCCGTCTTTACTCTATGATAGATTCTATCGATAAATCCCTCATCAAGACCTTTTGACTTTAAGAGTTCCGTAAGTTCTGATTTTTTTATTGTTTTCATACAATCTCCATATACTATAAATATGGAAAAACCCAACTTTAAGTTGGGTCTTTCTTACTTTCTTGTCTTTGCTCTTATTTTAGCAGCTTCTTTCTCGTTGATTTTCTTCTCTTCCTCTTTAAACTCAATAATTTTATTGATATAAAACTTACGAGTCCAAATTGGCATATTGTAGACATCTGAGAATGTGAATCCACCATTTCCGTGGTAGATTAAATCAAAAATATGAGCGTGTAAATACTGCCTATAATTAATTGGAAGGCCAAAAAAAGGTCACATCCATTGGCAGTTGCATCTCTCTCCCTTCCCCAGTCTCTTCCGAAATAAACTCCCAAGTCAAATCCATATCTGGGATTACATTGTTGATATATCCTCGGAGAGCCTTTGAATCTACTGCGAATAGTTCGTTATCAACAAAGTTATTAATTAGTTTTTGTTCACTATCACCATCTACTGAAAGAATCATATTTTTCATACGAGTGGTAAGTTCTCTTGAAGTAGTATCTTTTAACTTACGATTTGCTTTGTTTACTTCCTCAACTTGGTGTTTTACTTTTCTCTCTTTACTTTCAGTCATTGCCATAAAAGTAATTTTTCTCTGAGAGCGAGGTAGTGTGAACTCAAACTCATTTCTATGTGGTTCTAATTGATGTGAACCATCATAGTCTTTGTTTTCAAATTGAGTAAGGTCGATTGTTTCCTTTTGCTTATTACCACTATAAGGGTCTTCTATCTCTACTTCATAATCTTTACCGTATCCCAAGATTCTTGCAGCAATCATAATAGCATTCTTGTCACCAGTTACCAAGTCTACATACTTGATAGGTTGACCTTCACCATTTGATACAATAAGAGATTGGAATAATCGGTCAAGAACTGAACCATCTTTGATATACGACTGAGTTGTGAGGATATCTTCTTCCTTTGCAGTCATATATTTCATTTCGATTTTACCACTTGATAGCGGGTTGTCTTTTGGATAAATCAAACCACGAGATGGTAGTTCAATAATTTCAGTTGGAAACTTGTAATCACTTACTTGTTTCACTTCGTGTTGTTGTCTAATCTTTGCAGCTAAATCAGCATCAGACATTTTGTAGTCATCTTGTAAATCTGCCATAACTTCCTTTGTTATTATTTGGTTAACCACATATAAATATGTAACTCAAACATTTATAATACAAAAAACCCCACCGAAGTGGGGTTTTCATTTTCCATTTTGTAATTACAATGCGTATCTTAGTATTGTAGAATTGCGTAATCGTAAGTTAATGTCATTTCAACGGTTGCCAAATCTTCACCACTATAATCCATATCAGAGAAGTTAGCACTTTGTACGAATGCACCTTTCAATGTCCACTCTTCTACTTTATCACCAACAGGACCCAAACTGTTGAATGTGATGTCTTTCTTGTAGAAGTCTGAATAACCATCACGACCAGTTACTGACTCGTGGTGTAGTCTTACCCACTCCATTACTGCTTGTGCAGCAGATGGTACTACTGGGTCATAAAGGGTTACTGACAAATCTTGCCATTCAGAACGACCTTTTACATATCTACGAGTGTTGATATGGTCGATAGTCACCTTACCATTTTGAATCTCAGGTCTTGCAGCGGTTTTCACCAAGTATGCAGGGATACCTTCGATGTACATAATGAACCTATTTGACATTTTAGGTTCAAAGTTGGTGAACATAATTTCATTTGGGTCTAATAGCTGTGCCATTTATAATCTCCTATTGTCTCTTTCTAATAAATAGTATAATTCTTACATTTATGCTTCAGGGAAAGCAGCACCAGTTGGAAGAATGTTGAAGTCAAGTACGATGAACTCAGCAGTCTTAGTTGGTTGTAAGTAAATCTCCCCTACCATAATGTTTCTATCAATTACATCTGGAGTGTTGTTGGTATCATCCATCACCACTTTAAATGCATACAAACCATTTCTTTGTTGGATTGACTCCAAGTATGGGTTTACGATTGATAGGAATCTATTTCTTGTTGCAGCAGTATTTTGTTCGAACACCAAGTATCTTGTTGAAGATGCGATGTACTTCTTAACTGCGATTAACAATCTTCTTACATTGATTCTATCCAATGCAGATGGTTTTGCTTGTAGTGTCTTTTGACCGAATACCGTAGCACCTTGTCCTGGGAAAGTTGCGATTGGGTTGATTCGACCTTCGTATAGTGTG